CCTCAATAGATACGTAGATAGATATGGACACGGCAATCATCCTCAGTCAAGGAGAGCTCAAGGCTCTCATCTCATCTGCGGTGTGCGAGGCACTAAGCAAGCACACGGAGATAGCAAAGCCCACCGAGAGATATATCGCAGGTCGTGACAAGGTACTCGGCTTCCTCGGTATTAAGTCTCGTGGCGCACTGAACTCAAGAATAGAAAAATACCCAAGCGCCTTCCTGCAGGATGAGCGCTTTACTCTCATCCTCGACGTAGATGCGTATGCAGAGTGCCTACGCAGAGAGCAGAAGATGACAAGACAGAAGTAACCACTATATGAAGCAACGCAACATAGACGAGCTACGATTCAGACAGCTCAGCAATCAAGACTTGGACCAGCACATTCATAATCACCAGCTGTACCTCTCCTTCCTAACGAACAAGATGTGTCCTCGGAATAAGCGTGTCCGCTACTTCTCCTTGAAGGCTGGAGACACGGCCGATAAGCTACTCCTACTCAAGGAAGAGAAAGGACGCCGAGGGCAGGAAGTAAAGCAGTGAAGAGGATAGACCGACACGAGGTGATAAGAGCGATACAGCGACACCTCCAGCTACGCAAGGAAGAAAGACGGCTGCCGCTGATCGTACTTAAAGAGCAACTATCCTCGGTAGTCGGCTATGACTTCGATACTCTCCGCCCTATCCTGCTGGACCTCTATCAAGAAGGTCTACTGATCTCTGGGCGCACACTCAATTCTACCTACTTCACACTCCCAGAATATGTGTAAGCATAAATACATACCCCTCGACATCTTCGCCATGCAGGACGCTAAGATAGAAGCGCTGACTGCAGAGCATGGGATGGCGGGCTGGGGCATCTACACCGCCCTCCTCCTAAAGCTCGCACAGCAAGATGAAGACGGGTACACTTATCCAAACAACGCCAAGCGTCTGGCAAACATCCTGCCAAAGCGACCAAGGGCGGAAGTCGTGCGCTCCACTATTGAGGACTTCGGTCTGTTTGAGATCGCCACCGATGAGGATGGAGTAGAGTACTTCTACTCACCACGCCTCACCAGCCACCTCTCAACTCTTGGCGGTGCAGATAAAAAGCAAGGCGAAGAGTCCACACCAAAGAAGCGCAGCTACAATGTAAGTCAAGCGGTCAAAGAAGGCTTAGATAGAGCTCGCGAGGCTAAGCGTAATCGATCAAAAGTAGAAGATGAAAGTAGCAAAGTAGAGAGCAAAGTAGAAACGAAAGTAGAGAGCAAAGTAGAAACGAAAGTAGAGACAAAAACAGGCAAAAGTAGAAAAGTAGAGAAAGCAGAAGCGAAAGTAGACGAAAGTAGAGAAGGCGCTTCTACTTTGCCCTCTACTTTCAGCTCTACTTTGGGGGGGACTATAGGGGGGGTAATAAATACCCCCCTAAAAGATAAAATAGAAGATGAAGATGAAAGTCTCCCCCAAACCCCCAGGGGGGGCTTTGAGAGCGCGCAGAAAGAAATAGATGCGATAGAGGATACTTCGCTTCGCTCTATGGTTAGCTCGCTAATGTACCCTAGCTCCGATATGCGAGATTATGGCAAGGTGTGGAAGGCGCTCTATGAGGAGGCGACTGCAGGCGAGGAGGACTTCACTAAGCCTTTGGTGCTAAGTCGGGCGATATGCAGAGATGGGCAGGAGCTCTTCTTTGCGCTGATGCCCGACCGACCAGATGGGAGCACCAAGGAGCGTCCCACGGTGGAGACCACACTAAACGCAATATCCCAATTCAAAAAGATGATGGCGGAAGCCAAGGCATCCACCTTCCTACGAGGCAATAGAGCCATGGCGAGTCTGTCGTGGCTTGTCAAGACCGACAACTTCGCTAAGGTCGTGGAGGGCTGCTATCGAGACAACCCTGCCTCCAAGCCGTCATCTCCTCCTCCTGCATCCCAGAACTACTCAAACCACATGTGGGATGAAGTCAAGAAGGAGCAGGCGCAGGCCGAAGATAGCGAGGAGATGAAGGCGTACAAGGCTTCTGTACTCAAGAGGGTACGAAGATGAGGAGAACATCAAAACCCAAACAGCAATGAGTAACGAGCAACCACGGCCAAAAGAGAGTGCGCTCCCACTCGCTTCGGAGTTTGTCAAGAAGATCAAGGAGGAGCGGACAGAAGGCCTACCACCACGAATGGTCTATAGTGTGTACCGGGATATTAAACTTGATGATGCGCTTGACTATATCACAGAGCTTGGCAAGCTGAGGGAGGAGCGATTTTCTCTTGACAATGATACGCTGGCTCTTGGATATGCAAAAGCAGTGTCTTGGCTACTCGCCCTGCCACATCCAGAGATAGACGACCCGATGAAGGGGTTGATCGTGACTGGTGAGACGGGTACAGGTAAGACGCTTCTTGTGACTCTACTGCGAGACCTCAGCAAGATGCTCGGTTTACATCGGCCATTCTACGATGTAGAGAATAACCGACGCACTATGATGCCCTTCCTCTGGAATGGTGAGACGCACGCCCTTTGGCACATGGCGGATCTTATGGACAGCACAGATGGAAGGTACACCGCCCTGGACTATCGAGTTCTGCATATAGGCGACCTCGGAAGTGAGCCTGCTACTTTCCAGCGCTATGGAAACAAGGCGAGTCTGGCGGACCTCATCAACCAGCGATCCGACTATGGGTATCGAGACGCACCGATCGTCGCTACCACAAACCTCCCATGGTCTGAACTTCAACGCTACGGAGACCGTGCGGTATCTCGCCTTCGTGGTGACTGCATCGAGGTGCGGCTCGTAGGAGTGCCAGACCACAGAATGAACAGAACGAAAACGAGTATTTAACAAACCTATGGACAACGAAATCAAAATTAAGGGAACAGTAGCAGTCCTCTGCCCACTCATACAGGGGAGAAGTAAGTCAACGGGTGCTCTCTGGCAGTCGCAGGTATTTGTACTTGACACAGGCGGACGCTTCTCAAGCAAAGTGCCGATCAAGCTATTCGGTGAGACTATCGAGAAGTTCCCACTGCGATTAGGGCAAGAGGTGACCGCCTATATCGATCTCGACGGACGCGAGTATAACGGTACTTGGTATCCAGAGGTCAAGGCGTGGAAGATCGAGTACTCCACAGGTGCTGCGCAGGCCTAACTCGTGTAAGATTATGGATAATCCAACTCAAAAGAAGTCTCTCCTTATTGGAGTAGATCCCGATACGGAGGCTTCTGGGTGGGCTGTCGTCAATCTCAACGATCGGACTATTCACCTCGATACTATGCCATTCCTTAGTGTCTTAGATCAGCTCAACTTCTTTGAAACCTTATGCAGCTTACACGAACATCGAGGCGAGAAGGAGTGCGCCTACCGCTTTGTCCTCGAGGACATCTGGAGTACCGCACACAACTGGCATGCATCACCAAAAGATAACCACAGAGTTGTAGCCAAGAAAGGCTACCACCTTGGGCGGTGCGCTATGGTTGGCGAGCTTCTCCGAGATGCGATACAGGCAAAAGGGTTCCCGATCATCTGCCAAAAGCCGCTGCTCAAGCACTGGAGAGGACAAGATGGAAAGATCACACACTCTGAAATACTCGGAGTATGCAGGTATCACAATCTGACGCTCCCGAAGAGTAAGCTCGCTCGCACCAACCAAGAGGAGCGAGATGCACTACTCCTCGCTATCCACCACCTCGCAACACCTACCAAACTATTCGACAAATGACAATCACACTACTGCTCTTACTCTCTGCAGGCCTGCTCGTGATGGCCTACCTCCTATGGACGCTACACTCACGCCTGCGCCTTCTTGAGCGTATGGACGCTACCCGAAAGAGAGACGCACGTGACCTCTCCAAGATGCAGGGCGAGGTAGAACACTACTTCTCCTTCGTCAGCGAACAGCAACACAAGCTCCTTGAGATGCTGGGCAAGGTCAATGACTTTACGCTCAAGCTCGCAGAGAAGGTGCTGACCAAAGGTGAGTACCAAGCTCCAACGGCTAAGCCCGCCACGTTGGAGCGTGTGCCACGCCCCTGGCGCACTAAGCCCGTGATGAGTAAGAGAGAAGAAGCGAAAGAATGAAAGTACTATCACTCTTTGACGGAATGAGCTGCGGTCAGATATCCCTGCGAGAGCTGGGCGTGCCTATTGAACGATACTACGCCAGCGAGATAGACAAGCACGCTATCCAGCAGACGCAGCTCAACTTTCCCGAGACTATCCAGCTCGGAGACGTAGAGAAGTGGCGAGAGTGGAACATTGAGTGGGAGGAGATAGACCTCCTCCTCGCTGGCTCGCCTTGCCAAGGCTTCTCACTCGCTGGTAAAATGCTTGGACACGATGACCCACGAAGCAGGCTGTATTGGGTGTTCCTTGACATCCTGCACCACGTGCAAAAGCTCAACCACAACGTAAAGTACCTCCTTGAGAATGTGCGGATGCGCCCAGCAGACGAGGCGAGGATAAACGAAAGCCTCGGCATTAGACCCGTTGTGATTAACTCCGCCCTTGTCTCCGCTCAGAATAGAGTGCGCTTATACTGGAGCGATATTCGGACGAAGAGCGAGGGGATATGGGGCGAGTTGCTCACGGACATTCCCCAGCCTGCCGACCGAGGCATCTACATCGGAGACATCCTCGACGATGAAGTGGACGAGAAATACTATATGCGCAATTTCTCTCTCAACGAGGAGGCTCTTGAAAGCATAGCCACTTCGCAGGAAGGGAAGGCATCAGACGTAGTCAAGCTCGACAAGAGGCTAAAGCCAAAGGCTCAGCAAGACAAGGCTTCCTGTCTAACAGCTGGAGGGCATAGCGGAGGCAACCACTCCGATATGGACATCTTGTATATAGGGATCTACCAACGAGGGCGTGGCTATTTGAAGTCGAGAGTTATCCCCGACAAATCGCCAACATTGACCTCCAATAGTTGGAGCTTTAATAATATGGCATGTGCCATGCGTGGGCGAGGGGACAATAACGAGCAACAGATCGAACTTCGGAAGGATAACAAGAGCAACAGCCTGACGAGCGTCACGAAGGACAATCTGCTAATTACTCCTGGTACTTGGCGCACGCACAAGGATGGGCAGGGCTTCCGCCCTACAGCAGGAGGCAAAGCCACGTGCATCCCCGCAAGAGCGAGGAACGACGGCAGCGGACAGCCCGTGGCTAAAATAGGCTGTATGCTCCGTAGACTAACTCCCACCGAATGCGCTCGCCTGCAAACCATCCCCGACTGGTACAAGTGGGGATGTTCAGACACTCAAATCTACAAGATGCTCGGAAACGGGTGGACGGTCGAGGTAATCAAACACATCTTATCACACATCATCAAATAGCAACGACTATGACATACAAACTTTACAACGCAGATACGCTCAACCGCTACGCCAAGGACTGCCACCAGCGGGCAGTGGCTAAAGGTTTTTGGGACGTGCCACACTCCGTCGGGCATTATCTGATGCTGGTCGTCTCGGAGCTTTCCGAGGCAGTGGAAGCTGACCGCATCGGTAAGTGGGCGAAGCCGACCACGACACGATAGACACACTCCAGCGTATAGCTGGTGCGCCCTATGCTCAAGAGTTCCTCCGTGAGGTCAAGGATAGAGTGGAGGACGAGATCGCCGACGCAGTGATACGCATGCTCGACCTGCTGGGGTGGATGACAAAAGATCGTGCGCTGTCGGAGAAGGAGGTAGAGATCGACTTAGGCGTATCTGCATTCTACATCGCTGGGGAAATGACGCTTGCTGATGCGCTGTGGCCTATCCTTCAGGAGGCGTGCTGCCATTGCGACATGTACGCTCATCGCACCGCCATTCTCTACTCCATTAAGTCGCTGGAGTTGCTCTGCAACCGCCTCGGCATCGACCTTATGACTCACATCGAGCTGAAGCTAAAGTACAACGACACACGCCCTGCTCTGCACGGGAAGAAATACTAAGAGATATGAAGATATTTATAATAAGCGCCTACCGCTTCATTTCAGAAAGATCCGTTGACGACTTTCACTTTTATCTTGTTTACGCTGACAGCCATGAAGAAGCTGTTCGTAAAACAGAAGTCTACCTAAGTATAATATCGCCATACCTCAGGATAGATTACCAATGGGGTGTCGATTTGGAAGTTGACAGCCTACCCCATATAGAGTACTTAGATGGGCGCAACGACTCCAAATGCTACTACGCACAAAATAAGGTAGATGGTGAGTTTGTCGGGAGAGGCTGGATGATAGTAGCTGATACATACTCCCAAGCCAAAAGATGGGCAGACGAATGTGAGCTCGAAGGCGAGATTATCATCTCCGCCCTACCTAAGATCCACGACATAATCCGATAGATCTATGACACTCAAAGACCTCAAGAAGCACGGGAAGAAGTACTAATATGAGAAAGCTATTCACATTCCTCCTCTCCGTGGTAGTCGTGGTTTCAGTCTCCTGCAATCATCCAGACTACTATACGGGAGTGGTCATAAGAAAGAACCACAGGCTTATAAGTAGAGGGCGTCACGTGTATGGCGTCGTACTTATGTGTAAAGATGGCAAGCACTTCGTCCCAGTGGATGAAACGACCTACCATAAGTATAACATAGGCGAGGTAGCCACCCTCGAAAATATAACACCATACTAACTCGACGAACAATGACAACGGACAACATTATCGACCTGCTCATCATCGCCTGCGGTGGGCTACTCGTGTGGTCAATAGCCGTGACGCTAACGCTGTGGAACGAGCGAAAGGAGCGAGAGCCGAAGGCAACCACCACAGAAGCGGAGAGCGTCACGCCAACCGAGATACCCGAGAACGACAAGGACTGGGGCGTACGTACTGACTATGTAGATCGAATGCGCACAGAGATAGTCAAGAGTTTGGACGGTAGTCCCTTCTGCTACGTGCGCATCGAGGATAGTGGCAAGGGTGAGGCTCTAACCCACGGAGAGGCGCACGCACTACTCTTACCCTTCTTGCAGAAAGGCTACTACGCCTACCGAGAGCTAACAGGATGGACAGGGGACAAGGTCACCCGCTTCCGAGTGGCGAAGCACCGAGACGCTGAGCCTACCGCCCTCGAGATCACCGAGGAGCTACTAACTAAGAATATACAGCTATGACTATGACGATCGGAGCATTCACCACCCTCTTAGTGGTCTACGTTGTCTCAGTCGTGTTGTGCGCGTTCTTCTATTTCCGCTGTGTGGATTTAGAGTGCAAGGTGGACGTAGTCCAAGAGTCAAAGGACGCTCTGCGGGAGAGTATGAGAAATACCAACCGCGACCTACAACAGCAACTCGAGCGGGCGAAGAAGGAGAAGCGCGAACAGCGAAAGAAGCTCACGGCCGAGATACACGCCCTCCGCACCCAGCTACACCAGCTCCGAATGAAGCAACAGAAGCAAGATAACTAAATACACACAGCTATGACACAAGAACAAAAAGAACGGCTGAGAGCGTGGCGTGACAACCTGCTTATCACCTATCGTATTGACTACTTCCGAGGCAATGCCATTCGGAGAATAGTGGAATATGCACAATACAGAAGTCGAGGGAATGCTGGGGCGATATGGGTAGCTTGCCGTGAAGCTAAAAACCTCGGCTTTGAGCCCGATCCGAAGGACTACACCGAGCTACTCAGAGAGCTACGGGAGATAGCGAAGGAAGTGCCACTAAGCGACGCCGCACAGAGCGTCATTACCTACGTCTTCGGTGGTGAATGGAATGAGGCGGAAGAAGCCGTCGACAAACTGAGGAGCGAACGCAACGAACAGAACTAACCACGAGTGCGCCCTGCTTGGGTCAAGCCTCCCCTGCTATACACCTCCTTGGGGAGATCAGTGCGGGGCGCACTCTACAAAACGCAAGAGATATGGACGCAATATCAATAGTAGCAATGCTCGTGATAGCCTTCCTCGTAGGCCATACCATAGGAGAAACAAGCAACAAGAAGAGGAAGCCAGCGGACGAAGCCCCCGACATAGAGCAAAATGACCGAAAGTGGGAGGTCAATGAGGAGCGCCTCAATAAGCTCAGAGCCGAGATCACTCAAGCACTCAAAGAGAAGGGAGAGTACAGGTTTGACAGTAAAACAGACAAGGGATATGAGGGTCTCTGCCTCAACGATGGAGAGCTCTACGAGCTACTGAAGCCTTTTCTCCGAAAGGGCTATTTCGTCGAAAGACACATCTACAGGTTCATACACCTAAATGACTATTTCGAGGTATCAAAGCACAGAGGCAGTTACAGCGAAATATGGGGCGTCACCGAGGCAGATCTGGAGCATGTACTATAACGCTAAACAACACAACGAACTATGACACGAGAAGAACTGAAATCGATGGAGCGCTTCGCAGCCATCTCGAACTCAAGACTGGAAGAGGTCACGGACAAATACGAATATGTAAAACAGGCTTTACAAACATTTGAGCAATAAAGCTATGACACGAGAAGAAGTAAAAGCCCAGCTGGCGAAATGCCCGCTGGAGTGGAGCTGCACAGACCCGTTTGATAGGGATGGGGAGAAGGTGGTAGACCACTACGCTGAACTTATGGAGGTATCGGCAGATGCAGATGTATTCTACACAATTCGGGAGGTGTTTGACGATAATGGCATTCGGACACGTGCCGCGCTGTATCTAAGCACAATGGATGTGGTTCAGTATATGTATCTCCCGTATGAAATAGTACTTAGCCCACACAACGACACCAGCGTTGATGACATAAAGAGGCTTGCTGACAAAGACCGCATAAAGCGCGCATGCAGTCTGCTCGGCATTAAAGGCTAACGACTATGACGAAAGAGCAATTAGAACGTGAGCTTCTACCGCTCAAATGGAGAGACACCAACCGAGGTGGCGTGATAGTCACACGCACGGATATAGGCATCGACTTCTACATCCAGCACCTCGATGGCGTAGGCTTCTTAGTCTACGGAATTGGTGAGTATCGGGACTTCGATGTTATCCCAATCAAGAAGGCCTCTATTGAGGAGGCGAAGGCTTATGTATGGGATGTGTACGTAGCAAACGTACTTGAGATGTTCGACACGTCCGAGCAACATCGGAAGCAATAGGTTAACGAAAACGCAAATACTGAACAGATGAACGTACTTGAAACACGGGTGGGCGGAAGCCACTACAAGGATATGCGCTTCCAGCCAATCGAACTGATTGGCCTATTAGGCTTGGACTTCTTCCAGGGGAACGTAGTCAAATACGTATCTCGCCACCACAAGAAGGGTGGGCGTGAGGACTTAGATAAGGCACGACACTACTGCCAGATGGCTATGAGCTACGGATATGGACGAGGGCGCCTTCCTACTAAAGCGCAGACGGCTCGCATCGCTGTATTCGTCACAATGAATAGTCTGCCAGCCTACACAACAAAGCGCTTCTCTCGCCTCATCTCCGAAGGTCTAATGCCCCGCAACTGGGGACTCGCTATGGAGATAATCGATGAGATCACCCAAGGCTACGACGCGCAGGCCTGCAGTACGGACAACTAACGCAAATACACTAACGATATGGAACTATTCCTCGCACGAGTTGCATACAGCAACTTAGATGACAAGAAAGTCACCGAGAGCTACCTTGTGGATGCTCTCTCATACACCGAGGCGGAGGCTAAGGTGTTAGACCACCTCGCCAGCTTCTCCTTAGATGCGGTAGAGATAAAGAGCCTCAAGCCCCTCGGGGTGTCCGAGGCTATCGGGCTTGACGTAGACGGAGAGAGCTACCACTACTACATCGTAGGGCTTACCGATGGGAAGGGCAAGACGACCGCTCGCAGGATGCTTATCAAAGAGCTCTCCGCAATGGATGCCTGCAACACCATCTCCGACAGCTGGGAGAACGTGGTCACATCTGTGAGACTGCTGGATGTGGTAACCGTAATCAGATAGACTATGAGCGCTGTACTAATCATCGCCGTCGCAGGCCTCGTCCTCGGCTTAATTTTTTTTTTGCCGTGGCTCATTCTTCCGCAAGTCTACCGACAAGTCCTATTCGCTGGCAGGCGGCCTGCGTGGAGTGTGGACTACATTGCGGGAAAAAGTCAGTCACTTATCACCACGGTCTTTAATCAGAAAGGATATGAGTAACACTACATTCAAACACTACGTAGCTCCGTTCAAGGATGTATCGGGAGATATGTGGGCGCTCCTAATCGCATACCCAGACACGGAGGAAACCAAGAGCTACCCAAAGGTAAAGGAGGTGCGTCTTGGCGTGCCTGCGGTGACGCTGACGACGGAGAGCGAGGATGCTCTCGCCCCAGTAGTCAAGGGTAGGCTGGCATTCTCTCTCTTGGAGGAGATGGCGGACCAGCGGTATCGCCACCTGATGCAGGCCCCCGATGGGTCTGTGTCCGTAGTTCTGTTCTACCTCGAGGGCAAGTCGAGTATAACAGATGAAGAGCTGATGAAGATCCCGAGCTTGTACGACCCTATGTCTAACGAATGGACTAAAGGGTACTGGCGTGGAGTTCTTGACCCAGAGAGCTATAAAGAGCCAGCCAACCAAGATACGGGCTACCTCGTCAGCTTTGAGGCTAACGACTTCGGACGATTATCGAGGGTAAACTTAATGGAGGGCGGTCTTGATATGGACTTCTTGTCTAATCCTCGTATGTCCGTAGGGGACTTCGTGGCGTACCTTGTGGCCCTCGGTCTTGGCGAGTGGGACAAGGTGGTTCACAAGTCGGTTCGACAATACGGCCTTATGTATGTTGCGAGATACAATATCCAGTTTATCGCAAACCACTTCTCTGATATCTTTGGTTCAGACCTATTCGTAGATGTGTCTCCGTTTGTAGGTAGTCGAGATAATCCGACTACCGCCCTTGAGGCTCTCGAGCGCATCCTTGGCTCTTTAAGTATGCGAGTTGAGCAGGGTGATGGCATTCTTGCTATCACCGATGTCTCTACGGTGGCTGGGAATGTAGGGCTTGCTGACTTCCCCATTAGCGGGTGGGATGAACTTCTCGACTACTCTCCTCATGATATGGTGGTTAAGGGTAATGATGCGGAGTTCTCGGCTCTTCCAGCGGTTGGCAATATCACTATCGTCACCAAGACGCATCTTAACTCTGTGGCGAGAGCCTTTGATGTCCCTGCATTGATCACCTCTTCCGATTGGCGATTAGTGCCTCGTGCAGATGTCGTCTCGATGAATCTCCCTGCGTGGAGGTATAGGACAGATCACAACGTGGCGGGCAAATGGTCGCAGGCCATTGTCCAGACGGAGGAGATTACCACTGGTGAGGATAGAAATCTGTTTGCCCTTGTGTGGAATACGAAGTCTATCCACGGCTTCGCCCCAGGCATCGCAAATCAGGCCTACCTCGATAAAACCCTCTTCTTGGTTGGCGACACGATCAATAGCATAAGACCTGCGTCCCCACATTACAACCTGTCACTTCGTGCGGTAGATGAGAGTGGGCAGGTCTCCCAGTTTCAGGCCGTCGCTGGCTTGTTAGACCCAAGTCGGTTTATCTACCAGCTTTCGCACTCGTTCGCAGGCGAGGCTCTGATGGAGGAGTCGGAGCTGTCGGACTATATAGCTATGCTCAAGTGGTATAGAGACCAGCTGAACTCATCTGAGGATATTCCTTCCAATCCGCTAAGGATGGGGGCTCCGTGGCGTATGGTAGTCCCAGATGTGCCGAATGATGGGCGGTATGGGCTTCGCCTTGATGTTCCTCTGCTCCTTTCTATGTCGCAGGATATATATCAAGCTCTGTCGGAGAAGTCGCAGGAGCGTGTCGTGTTTAGTGTGCCTGCAGTCGGAAGGGGGTACACTTATTCAGAGGCAAGGGCTGAGCGAGAGCGAGCAAAGAGCCGCATACAAGAGTTCAAGAAGTTCATAGACCAGTTTGAGGAAGTGCGCTTGTACTTCCGTCTTACTGCCCGCGGTGACAAGGGGGTGAAGTACCTCTACGACTTAGATGTACAGCGCAATGATTCTGGCTATGTAAATCGCATTCGCCAGCTTGGGTGGAGTAACTCTGCTCCTCACCCCAACTACACTCCGCATCTTACCTATGGGGGTGGAGACAACAAATTGTCGTGGGGTACTTCGTGGAATCATCCGCGATTTAGCGAGGAGGATATTATCGGGGAGGGGCTGTACATTCCGCTTCCTCCAGCAGGATATAATACCCTCGAGCTTGAAGTGTTCTCTAATGTGAGCTTCTATAAGCGAAACGGAGAGACGCTTGAGAAATTCCGAGAGTGGAAGCTGTGGAGTGTACCCAGTGCTATTGTGTGCCAAGCGCCCTCTCTGTGGCTCTCTGATGCCATTGGCAGACGAGGCGAGGAGCTGTCTAAGGATAGACGCGAGCGCTTTGTGTTTACCTCTTCTACTGGAGAGGGAGCAGAGGCGGAGCTTCATCTGTCCGCAGGCGATGGCATCGTGTCTGTGTCTCCGTCTATCATCCACACAAAGGACGGTAAGCCCTTGAGTGAGCGAGGAGCGATAGACAAGACGAGCGGATATACGCAGAACACCCTCGCTGGCTTCCGTGCAGAGTGCTTCGGTGCGATATACGGCTCACTCCCAGAGCGTGGCTATGAACTGACGGGCACGTTTGCATACCACCACCGTACAACGCTAAGGAGATACGCGGGTATGGAGTGGCTTGCGGTCTCTCGAGAGATAGATATTCAGATGGGTACAGAGCGCGGTACATATCACCAAGTGCGTAAGCCCGCAGTGATTAGCAGCGACTCTCTCTCTCCCGAGGTCCTTGACGGAGATAGATTCAGCGGTGAGCGATACGACACCTCCTCTCCTCGCTACTGGGATAATCCTAATCGACCTACGCCTCCACCTCGTAGACGGTAGGTAGCCAATAAGACCGCCCTCCCTTGCGATTAAGGGGGGTGCGGTTTTATTTTATTGGAAGTTCCTCGGAATTCTAAATGAACTTTTCTGTGGTGCACCGCAGGCCTGCGCCCGTACCACCCAACACACTAATATACTACGATGAGATATGTCTACTAATATATCAACGCAAGAAGAACACCCAGTTTACCAGCGAATCACAACGTGGATAGGTGCAGATGCAGCGGTAGAGGTGAGACGACTTCGCAAGCACTTCGGCTTCAAGAGCAACCACCAGCTGTTTAAGGCTTCTGTCTTTATGGCTATCCGCCTGCTCCAAGATGCAGAGCAGAGAGAGAAAGACCCTGACGACACAACCATTCAAGACGCATTCAAGGCTCTGGCGGACTGGGAAGTTCCAGAGTTCGGGCGGAGACGACGTCGGAAGAAGGACGGCCACAAGGAGACCGCTGTCCTGCTCGCTCTTTTCAATGGCCAAGTATCAAGTATGTCCAAAACGGAAATAGTTGGCGAGCAGGCCACGCCCTCGCACGCTGATGCTCCGAAGTGGTACGAGAGCTTCATCCGTCTGCACTATCAAGCACTCTACGACAAGTATGCAGACCGAGCCGAGCGTCTCACTGGCGACTCACTCGCTCCTCGTGACCTGCTTCACGAATCACTCTTGCGCTTGCAGTGCCCTCCGTCGAAAATCACAAGCTACGAATCATTCGAGCGTTGGGCGCTTGACAAGTTCAACGAATCACGAGCCACTCATCACAAGCGTTCGGACTTGGCTCATCACGAGCCTCATCACACGAACTCTCATCACGAGGGAGGCGACTGTACTCATCATCACGATGATGCCTGCGCCTGCCACCGCTCCGACCGATCCAGTTACACCCGCCACCCCCTCCAAGATGAAGAGGCACAGGACTAAGGAGTACACCCGCTTGATCAACTCAAGGCGCTGGCGTCGTTTGCGAGCTGCATACCTATCCGCGCACCCCGTTTGCGAGGACTGCGAGCAGGCGGGTAGGACAACGATAGCCACCGAGGTGCACCATATACGCCCAATAGAGGAGCGCGCGGGGCGTCCCGATGATATGCAGGCTTTGGCGTTTGACCCCTGCAACCTTAGGGCGATGTGTAAGGCCTGCCACATAGAGGCACATAGGGTACTACACTCTAATAGTTTGAGCTCGTCTAAGGAGCGCGCGCGGGCTGAATTGACCGCCTTTGCGTCTGCCTACCTATCCGAGTGAGCGCCTTTGCGATGGGCATAGCCCACTCATTAGGGTGTATCATCCCCCTGATTGAGATCGGAGCGCTTGCAGTTGAGTGTAACTATCCTACTGCAGGCGTCACCGCTTAAGTGCGTCGTTAGTATGTCAAGGAGCGCGCGGGGGGTGATTGTCCCCGTCGTGGCTACCTACCGCGTTAGGTGTAGATAGCCTACCACGTTGTACGTGTAGCAGCGTGTGCCACCTGCTGCTATCTCCAGCATAGTTGCACGCGCTCGTTATGGTCGTTGTTGTAGATCACTACCTTACACTACGACCCCGCCACCCACCTGTATAGATGAGCAGCCACCCGCCAAAATAGGCGGGGGGGAAGCGCGCCCCCCCCCCCGCCCAGGGGCGGGGGGGCGGCTCTCTCTTGT